GATAACACCAGCATGTCGGCCGTCTTCTACTGTTGGCACATGATAGTCGGGGTACTCGTCCCCACGAACCAGCTCATACCCCTCGCGGAGCTTTCCAGAGATGTTCGTGCGGTCATCAATACCACCGGCTTCAGCGCGAATCCAACGGTGCTTATATCCAGGAGGTGGAGGTGGCGCATCCAGTCGTGAAGGGGGAGCCCAAGGTTTACGTCGCGCATCGCTCTCACGAGATTCGGCCCCGCGAGAACTGCGATTGAGTGTAGGTACTTTAACGTCTGACATGGTCTTACTCCTTTACGTACTTGGCATATTCCTCAAGAGGAACACCCAGCTTTTTGGCAATTGCAACTTGACTTGGAGTCAACTTGACAGTGCGGCGTGCGTTGTTGATACCCGAGGATCGGGATGCAGGAGCCACCGTTTGCACGAGTCTGGCGGACCTGTTAGTTTGCGCCTGCTGACCCCCACCCAACTTCTGGGGGAAGGTCTGCTTTAAGCGATTGTCTAGCTCATCATAATACTCATTGCTGTTCGGGTCAAATCCCTCAGTTTGAATTAACTGACGATGGATTCCCCATGCTGCATGAGTCATGGCTGTATCTCGGCCGTACCAGGGGTTACGCTCGGCCCAGTCCTCGACCCGTGGATCGACTTCCTGCTGAACTTGTACCTGGGGTTGCTGGGCAGCCTGCTGGGCTGCTTGCTGCTGCTGATAGTTCCACTGCTGTACCTGCTGCTCGCGCTGTTGGGTAGCGGCAGTAATCTGGCTTTGCTCCATGGTGAGCGCAGTCAGGCGTTGCTGGGCTTCCGTCTCGGTGTCAATGTCACCCTCTTCACGGGCCTTGCGGATGATTTGTTTTAAAGCAACAACTTGCGTCTGAACACGGCCGTTGGCCTCGCCCAAGCGCTCGCCATCCGCAGCCATGTACTGCTGCTCGAGCTGCGTAGCACGGGCCTGTACGCTCTTGGCGTACTCCAAAGCTGCTTGCTCACGGCGCTGGGTCTCGCGCAGGCGCGCGGTCAGCTTGTCAATGCGCTTCTTGACGCCTTCGCTATACTGGTCAAGCTCGCCGCCGTCATTGGACTGCTGTGAGGTAGTCTCGACCCGAGGCGCTTGGGGTTTGTCCAATACTTCAGCAGCACCGTCCTCCCCAATTGCAACGGTGGCCGGACTCTCGTCCTCACCTATCTTAAATTCAAGTTGGTCATTCATGTCATTGCTCCTTTACATGTGCAGAATGTCTTCAGGACTGTTCACCACTCCAAGTACCTCATCGTCGTTGATGAGACGAATCTCACCCCCGTCAATTGGTATGCGTGCGCCAGCGTAGCGGCCAAAAATAATCCAATCACCCTCTTTGCACCAGGCACCAGTGGGGAATTTAGATTGATCGGCGTAGGCTAAGGACCCTACCTTCAGGACGTAGCCGCATACTGTGCCAAGCTGGGTCCTGCGCTGTGTTTCTTCGGCTAGGACGATACCGCCCTTGCTTTTCTCAGCGCCTCGGTAGGGAAGAATGGCAATGCGCCATCCTGTCGGCTGGGGAATGGTGTCTATAACCGCTTGGTCGAGTTTCTCTGGGTCGAAACCCAGCTCTGAGTAAGCATCGTCAAGGGCAGGCGGTTTGTTAACTGCCTCCTCGGCCCACTTACGCTCCAAGGCGGTCATGTTGATTTCAGGTACTGTTGCGGTTTCCATAGTCTTCCTTTACTTGAGAAAATCGTCTGTGTCATCCGTGACTTTTTTGAGCAAATCTTTCACGGAATCTTCAACCATTCTCAAACCCTCAAGGCGACCCATCATGAAGCGATAACGCTCCATGTCTGTGATGGTTCCGTTCAGGACAATCTGTTTGGATTGATCCTGGAGTTTCCTGATCTCTTTCAGAACTGCTTCTGCAAATTCAAGCATGGTGTTTCCATGAAAAGCAGACGGTACAAGGCTCCGTCTGTTAGCACTTACTCACGAATTAGTATATCTTAACTGGACGGTTGCCGTCTTTCTTTTTAACAATCATGGCAGGACCTTGAACTCCTTTTGGAGTTTTGACGTCGCCGCCCTTGGCCATCTTGGTTTTTCCCGCTTTGCTGTAAGCAACGGCAACGGCCTGCTTCACGGCAGCAGCTTTGCTCTTTGGCTTGCTGGTACCTATCATGCCGTCCTTCTTGTAGTCGCGAACGATCTCTCCAATGTTGGAGCTGATCGTCTTCTTGCTAGAACCTTTTTTAAGCGGCATATTGGCCTCCTGGTTGTTGGGGTTGGTTGACCTTCTCTTGCTGCAACAGCAACTTCTGCTGGTTAATCTGGTTGGTCTGCTGTGCCTTTTGCTGATCCAAGGCCAGGCGCTGCTGGTCAAGGCCAATGCGTGCCTTGTCTGCCTCTGCACGTTGGGCGATTTCCTTCTCCTTGATCTGCACCAAGGGGTCAGGACCATCACCGCCAGCAAACGTCTCTTGCATGTCGCGAACTTCCTTCATGCCCATGGCAATGTTGATAGCGACCATGCCTTCGCGCTGGATAGCAGAGACCATGCGGTCTGGATCGGTGCCGTACTGTTTGAACAACTCGACTTCCATGTCCTCTTCCGCACGCAAGCGGATGTGATCCAGGATGTGCTTTTGCAACTCGGCAGCAGACGTTGGGCTGGACTGCAAAATAGGTGACAAGCCCATCATCAAGTGCGTTGCAATGTGCGCATCATGCTGTTGGCCGGCAAAGGCCTTCAACTTCATGCCGTTGAGCACGTCGCTGTTCTCGGACGCAGGGTCCCGGGGCATGTTGGTGTTCTGCGGGAGCAGTACACCGTCAATGTCACGGATATTCAGCGCCGCATACATGCGGTAGTAGGCTTCGTACATGTTGTGCATCTGCGGCGCGCTCTGCGCCAGCTGCAACTGCATCTGTGCCAGCTGAATACGCTGTGCAGAACTGAAGATGTTGGGGTCAGCCACGGGCTGGACCGACACCATGGTGTCAAAGTCCTTCTTCTTGATCCTGCGGCTCGCGCCTGGCACGTCGTAAGGGTACTCGTCCGGCAGGTACTGGCCAAAGCCCTCAAACAGCAAGCGGAACTCAAGCGTCTGTGCGTAGTGCAAGCGCTTGTGGATGCTTGACATGACCATAGAGCCGCGTTCCAGCAACGCCAGGGTCGTTCCGACCTGTGCGTACTGGTTGCCGTCGCCAACTTGCATGTCGGCAGTGCTGGACAGGCGCTTGCCTGAGTCCACCAAGAAGCCCATCAGTGCAAACAGCACCTGGCTTGGCTCTTTGTACGGCAGAGGCAGCAAAGACGACGCAAGTTCTGCACCGCCCGCGTCAATGTCACGCCATTCACCCGGTTGGATGGGGTTGGAGTCGTCCGCGATCCGCGCGCCACGGGCTTTGAAGCCTGCAGGCAGGTTAGCGAGCGTACCTGCATCAATTAACTGCCTCAAAGCGCTTGTAGCGGCCTTGCCGAGGCCTCCAATGAGGTGAACAAAGCCCAAGCCGTAAGCTCCAGGGCCCTCGACCAGCACGTAATGCACAAAATAGTTGCGGCGCGTGCATTTTTCGTCGTTTTCTTTCCAGTTGCGACGAATTCCAACCACTTTTAAGGTGTCTTCTGCAAGGGTAACTACGTATGGACGCTTGATTCCGGTCATTTCACCGTCTTCGTCCATGTCCTCAAAGCCTTTGAGGTCCAAATCGACCAATTGCTCGAGCAAAAATATCTCACCAACGTCATCTGTGGGCTGAATACCGGTAACTTTGTCCACTGCTTCCTGAATTTGGCTTGCATCAGCAGGGGAAGCGTAGGTATCAAGGAACACATCGAGGTATTCGCCGGCCAAAGCACGCTTGCGGTACTCGTTTGAGTCCATTGCAATGCGGTGAGTCAGGCGTGGGCACTGGGAAACGACGCTTGAGCCGTTGTACGGAATGTAAACATCGTCTGCCAAGCACAGTTTTGACACCATGCGGCCCAGTTGATAGTCGTAGTAAACCTTTTTAAAGGTTGAACCACCGTAGCCAGTGTAGAAAAGCTGCTGGTCAAACTCAGGCGTGTACTCTTCCATCACCGTAGTGATCTGGTAGTTCATAAAATCCTGCACACGGCCGGCCTGCTGGAACTTCTCGACCGTCTCTTTGCCCATAATCTGCGAGCGAACAGGGCCGCCAGCAGGCATCAGCTCCTTGAAGGCCTGTGCCTGGAACTGAATGATGGCCTCGGTCAACATTGGATGGGTTGCACCAGAGGCTCCACGGAAAGGCTTGGTGCGCTCTTCCATGCGAAAGCCCAAAAGGTCCAGGCCTTTGGCGTACATGGACTCCCACTCAGAGCGGGAACCCTTGTCGGCCTCAAACAAAGACGACACTTCAATGCCGATTTGGGCCAAGACGTCCGGCTCAATGACCGCTGCGAGGTTGCTGTAGAAATCTACTTCTTCGGCATCCTTCTCACCCATC